ATCCAATGAAATAAGGAACATTATGGAAATAATCAAACTAACGAAGAAAGAAGAGGAATGGATTAAGGAGCTGAAGAAGTTAATCCGAAAGAAACCTAAGAATCTGATTCTCTTTGCTGATGGAAATTTAAATATCTTGAAACTTGATAAGGATGATAATGATGGAGTGGGCGAAAATGGAAGAATGAAAAGTGATAGAATAGTAGAAATTATTCTTAACGCCTGTGATGGAGGTGTATTTTAATTAGAGTAAAACCAGAATAGAAAAGAACAAATTTATGGAAGAATTTAAAGGAACAAAAGGTAGATGGCAAATGACAACATCTGCTTTAGAATGTGACCATAATTCAGAGGTTGCAACAATATGGGGAGATAGTGAATATGGTGAAGGTGCATCGTTAATTGCGCACATAGATAATTCTCCGGGTGTTGAAAAGGCATTAGCTAATGCAAAACTAATAAATGCTGCTCCTCAATTATTGGAAGCATTACAGAAGGTTATTGAAATTCATAGAGCTGGATTGCATTTGTCTGACGCTCTTATAAAATATGTTTATCCAGCAATCAATAAAGCTTTAGGAATTAACGAATAACAGAACAGAAAGGAGCTAAATATGAAGAACGAATTTTTTAATATGATAGGTCAAAAAGCACCTGGCGGAAAGATGATTTTAATGGCTGTTGTGCCAGATGATTTATTTGGCATAGAAGTGCCTAATATTTTTCAGGTGCAAGCTGTTAGGACTATTCCAATCATCTATACAGGAACATACCCAACTATACGGGTTGTTATTGACAAACTGGAAGCAAGAGAGGACTTAACAGGCAAAGGAATAGCAGGTATAGCTACTGGTGAAAATTGGTACAATGTTTCTCAAGAAGATAAGAATGAATACGGTGTTAACATTAACCCATAACAAGAAAAAAAGTAGTCGATATGCGTGAAGATATAATGTACATGATAACCTACCCAAATGGTACACTTGTGATGAATACTCAAAAATATTACCGAAGAGATTGCGTCAGGCACTGGTTGGACGGGACTAATTTTACATGGAAACAGATGTATAAGAAAGGCTTTCGCTGTAAAAAAGTGAAAGTTACATTTGAAATAATTGACTAATAACAAATTAGAAAGGAACATTATGGAAGGAAATTTATATGCAGTATGCGAACTAACGCCTGAACAACAAAGAGCTTTTAATAGACTAAAAAAGGCGTATAAAGACTGTGAAAAGGCAGGGATTTACTTTGCTAACAATTATGGAGATTTGATGGCTTTTAATAAAAAACTTGTGGCAGGATATGGAGATATGATGATGCATGCCGATGGAGAATATGAGGTAGTACTTGATTATGGTTGTCCGGCTGAATCTATGCGAATTGCTAATGAATGGGCTGATGATACCCATGTGCTAGGACTTACTAAAAAAGGCATGAAATTATATTTGCAGGAAGAAGATTAATTCAATAAAGAATAAATAGGAGGCAATTATGATAGTGACAGAACTGATAGAACAGTTGAAAAACTGTAATCCGGAAGCGGAAGTATATGTCTACACAGGTGATGTTAATCTGATGGTTATTGATGAAGTGGAGCAAGAAGCTCCGGCAATGGTAGTAATTTCATAACAAGAAATATGGAACAATACACTTACACTTTCGACGACGAATTAGAATCAGATCAATTCAAAAATCTGCTTGATGCACAGGGGGTAAGTTATCAATTGAATAATTACACTTTATTTGGAGGTTCATTTACCGATATAACGATAGATGCACAAATTAAACCTGCCGTAGATACACTCTACTTAGAGGTAAATAAGTATAAAATTAGGATTAACCCTTTAAAATGATACAGCCAAAGCATTACAATTATCACAACCGGTCCGGCCTCGCACAGCGAGAAAGGACTACATTAATCACTTCCGCCAGGAGAAGCCATTAGAAGGAGTATTCTTCACCGACTTCATCCGGGATGTATTAGAAAAGCGCAGCAGGCGCAAGTCTGAACACTATGCAGCCGTTTATGATGCGATAATAAAGCACATTGATAACTTTTCATTGGAGTTTGATTGTGACATATTCACTAACTCGGTAACGGCAGAATTTCTTGATGATTTCATAGTCTATCTTGAAGATTGCGGGTTACGACATAATACCATTGTAGGATATATTCTAAAAATACAGACTCTTATTCGTAGAGCTTCGCAATACAATTATGCAGTAGATGTTACCTATGATGAAATTGAGTTGAAATGTGAGCCTACAAATGCGGTCTTTCTTTCAATGAATGAGATTACAAGGATATACTATTACAAGTTTGTAGGGCAGGATAAGCGGAAAGCAAAGGAGAGAATTAGAGACATGTTTGTATTGGGATGCCTTACTGCTTTGCGTTATTCCGACTATTCAAGGTTGACAAGTCAAAACTTTATAAATAACTATATTATGATCCGAACAAAGAAAACCAATGTGGATGTCAAGGTCCCGGCACATGATTATGTAAAAGAGATATTCGCAAAGTATGGTGGTCAGGTTCCTTGCGGTTTGTGTATTCAGTACTTCAATAAATATTTGAAGGTTATAATGAAAGAAATTGGCCTAAATGACCTAGTTACTTACTCATTCACCAAAGGCGGGAAGTTGGTTACAGTTACTCGTGAAAAATGGGAGTTGATAAGTAGTCACACAGCAAGAAGGAGTGCAGCAACCAACATGTATTTAACGGGACGTATGAAAACGTTTGAGATAATGAAATTAACAGGACATCGCAGTGAGCAAAACTTCTTCCGGTACATCCGGTTAAGTGGTGATGATACTGCACGGTCAATCAGTGGTGATAGTTTTTTTAGAAAATAAAATTATACATGAAAAGTTTAAATATGAGCAGAAGGAAACAAATAGATGACCGTAAGCGGCTTCTTGTACGGTATCGTATAGATGAGAAAGGACTTGTATCTTTTATTGATCCATGCTGTGATGACATTCCAGCAGCTCTTTTAGGAAAGATTTTGGAAGCTATTTCTAATGTCGAAAAAGAATGGAATAGTAGATTTACTAATGACATTAATTCTTTTCCACCCGATATAATATATGATGAACCAATACTTAAATAAATATAGTATGCATACAAAGGATATTTTCGAACAAACCATGCTCTCATGTGGGTATGTAATTGATAAGATTATACAAAACGAAGACTCCCAGGACGTTCGTAAAGTTGAAGGACGAGTTAAGATCCCTAAAAAGGTAACTATATCCGGGAATCGGCAAACGATAATTGAAGAGAAGAAATTTCGATGGGATGCTGTTGGGCGATGCTTTTCTTTGCGATCTAACACCCGGCAAAGAAGATATGATCTTCCTTTACAGACAATTGTGGAGTTTAATAAGCTGAAGGAAACAGAAAAAGAAATGCTGTAGTAATGAGAGAGAGTTTAGAAAAATATAAAATTGTAAATTGGATTTGGGTATATCAATATTTGTCTCTTCTAGGTCCGGAAGAATTCTTCAAATTTGAAGCTCTTGTGAATACATCACTTGATAAGTTGGGAATCAACAGGTATTATGATGTATTGGAGGTACCGTCGGATAATCAGGAGTTATTTATAAAATTCTGCTGTCTTTATATATACAGGCATCCTGAATATGAGTTTAATGAAGATTTTACCCAAGTATGGAGGAAAGAATCGTATGAACAACGGGAAATGGAAGCAAGAAGAAGAAATTTATGTGCGAGAAAACGTGGGTAAAAAGACAATGGAAGAGATGGCCGAATATGTTGGCCGATCCCCATTGGCCGTTAAACTGTTTTTGCATCGCAAAAAGATAGTTGCCGGCCAGACGGTGAAGCGGAACTTAGTACAAGAGATGTTGCGTCTCAAGTTCCGACATCCGGAGAATTTTTCCCCAACGAGGGAATTTTATCGCGAAGTAAACATTAATCAGATGCGGTTTTGGGACATTTATTATGGCCGCAAGCAGATTACACAACAAGAATACGTTGCGCTATCCAAATATTTTGGACTTACACTCCAAGAGGCATTTGAGGCTAGGCAATTAAGTATGTTTAATGAAGAATAATTATGGTAAGTAAAAAAGAAATTGACCGGATAAAATCAGCACTGAACATCGTTGATGTCATTTCGGAGTTTGTTTCCTTAAGAAGAAGTGGCTCAAATTTCGTTGGTGTTTGCCCATTTCACAATGACAGTCATCCTTCAATGTTCGTTAGTCCAAATAGGCAAACTTATAAATGCTTCGTCTGCGATCATAAGGGTGATGTTATTAATTTTATCCAGGAACATGAGAATATGTCGTTTGCTGAAGCCGTTGAATGGTGTGCGAAGAAAGCAGGAATTGAACTGGAACATCGGGAGCTTACCGACGAGGAGGTGCGTAAAGCGAAAGATTTTGAAGCGATGCGGATCGCACTGAAAGGAGCGGTCATTTTTTTTCAAAAACATCTGCCGGAGGCGCAAAACTATCTCGATAAACGTGGATTTCGGTTGACGGATAAGGTTATAAAAGATTTTGCTATCGGCTATGCTCCTGAAGGTAATTTAGCTGTTCAAGAAATGTTGAAAGCGGGCTATTCCGAGGAAGTGCTAACAAAGGTTGATGTTCTGAAGAAAGCTGCAGAGGGGAGAGTCTATGATAACTTTCGTGATCGAATAATGTTCCCTTTCTTTGATCTGAACGGAAATGTAACAGGTTTTTCCGGTCGATTTGTGGTTCCTAAAGAAAAGGCAGGTAAGTATCATAATACAGGTGATACTCCAGTTTTTAAAAAGGGTGCGCAAATATTTGGACTATTACAGGCACGTGGGGCCATTGGGCGAATGAATAATGTCTACTTGGTAGAAGGGCAATTTGATGTTCTATCGATGCATGCTTCAGGTGTCGAAAATACAATTGCCGGGTCTGGGACTGCACTTACTCCGGAACAAGTAAAGTTGATATCCAGGTTTACTCAAAATATAACTTTAGTCTATGATCCTGATGATGCTGGATTAAAAGCCTCTCTTAGGAATTGTGAGCTGCTCCTGAAGGCTGGACTAACTGTACAATGTGTTCTCCTACCTTATGGAAAGGATCCTGATAATATAGCTTCTGAAGAAAAAGAAAATACGGCGAAATGGCTGATGAATCGGAGAACAGATTTTGCCAGTTACTTTGCGGATATTTTTGCAAAAGACTTTGAAGATCCGGAATCTAAGGAACAGGCGCTGAATACGATCTGCAATTTAATTGGCTATATTTCTTCAGAGACCTTGCGGTTGAACTATGTGAGGAAGATATCTGCTAAGTTTGAGATTACAACAGAAATTATAGAGCGAAAGATACGTGACGTTGTCCGGAACGTGAAGGATATTCCAAAGATTGAGGAGATGAAACCGGGTGTTTATGGACTTGAACAAATCCACGAAATACGCCGTGAAGGTGAACCATGTGTACTTACACCGGATTTTGATTTGTTTCTGAAATTGTATGGAGATACCCCTGTTATTCTCTTGCATGGAGTTCCATCTGCGACAGATATCCAATCTATACGTCGGGAGTGTGCCTATTTTACAACGGATAGCCAAGGGATTTTCATAAATAGAGATGGGGATGAATCGGACTATCTTTCCGCATTGACAATGCTTTATCGTGCCGGTTTGACAAATATAACATTGACTGTAGCTGCAAAAGACCAAGAGCAGAAAGTAGTAGAGGATGAAGAAGGGTACGATCAGGAAGAGCAGCGAATAGACAAAACTTATACATTCATAAAATACTATGTACATCTGCATGGTTTGTTCCTAGCTTCTTATTTTGGAGAAAGAACACCTTTTATTGAACGTTGTGCTGACTTGATCAGTTATGCTGAAGATTCTGTTCGAGTGGTTAATGCTAAATATTTCTATGATAATCTGTCGCTTAGTAAGACTGACTTTAATGAAATATTAAAGCCCTATTTGGCAAAACGAAAGTCCCGCATGGCCATCAATGCTCAACGTACAGATGACGATGATGAAGATTACGATCCGAATGAACTGCCTGGGTATGTAGACGAAAATTCGGAATACAATGAAATGTATCGTCAATGTGGGTTCTATCCAAAGTTGAACAAAGACGGAGAGCCTGTATGTTATATGTTCCGGCAAGAGAAAGGCGGACATCAACAAATTGCCGATTTCTTTATGACTCCTTTGCTTCATATCTATTCGGATGATAAGGAGGCCAATAAACGAGTTCTTAAAATAAATCGGAGATACTATAAGACTCCACTTTATATTGAGGTTCCGTCTAGGGCACTGCTAAAGAAAGCGACCATTGAAGAAGAACTGATTCAATTGGAGGCTGTAAACTTCACGTCCGGAGAAGAAAAACACTGGACTAAGATACGAGAATATATGTCCCGGCACTTTATCACCTGTTCGGAAATCCTAACCTATGGAAATCAACAAGTCGATGGGGCTTCACGCCGGGAAGATAATATGTTTTTCGCTTTTTCAAATGGGGTGTTCCATGTCGTAGATGAACAGCCACGCTTTGAACCTGTCAATGAGCTTGGTGTCGTGACACATAATAAGAAGAACTATTACCTTCCTGCTTTTTCTACCATATACGCTGGATCCGGACGGCAGTCTGAAAAATATGAGCTTATTTCCCAGTTAGTTTATAAGGATATTCCGGTCGAGAAACAATGTAGCTTTGAAAAATGGGCCTTTTTAATGGATCAGGTGTATAAAATCAATGATAATGGTAAATGGGGGATTCTCTTTGCTATAATGTGCGCATTTCGTAGCAATATACACTGTATCGACCGTTTGTTTACAGCTCCTTTCTTTATGGGGCCTATGTCTTCAGGAAAAACGCAAATAGCAATTTCCATTCGCTCTTTATTCATATCTCCGAAAGTGCCCATTTTTAATCTAAATATTGGTACAGACGCTGCGATGTCTACTTTGATGAGCACCTTCAGAGATGTTCCGGTCGTCTTGGATGAGTATAACAATAAAGATATATCGGATGTTAAGTTTCAGGCGTTGAAAGGAATTGTTTATGATGGAGACGGTAGACAGAAACGAAAAGGTACGTCCGGAAAGGAAATTGAAAATGATAAGGTGTATGCTCCTGTAATTTTGTGCGGGCAGGAAACGCCGCAAAGGGATGATAATGCGCTAATGTCCCGTATTATAGTATGCGAGGTCCCTAAGCCAAGGAATCGTACTCAGGAGGAGGTCGATATGTTTAATCAACTCAAGGATATTGAGGATCCTAACAAGATAGGACTTTCAAATGTGCTTTTAGAGATATTAAAGCTTAGGCCGTTAGTCATGGACCATTTTAGGACGCTCAAGCAGCAAGCCTATGATGAATTGAAAGCCGAACTGAACAATGCCGGTGAGATAGATCGTCTGATGAAAACAGCATCGCTCTTTTTAGCAACATGTAAGCTAATCGAAAGTCATACCAAAATGAATCTACCTTTTTCCTACAAAGAGTTTTTTAAGATAGCTTGTGCCAAGATAAAGTTCCAAGTTGAACTGATTAGTAAGACTGATAAGCTTGCTACTTTCTTTAAAGCAATGGATGTAATGATTGATACAAAGGCAATTATTGAGAATCGAGATTTCACGATTGATACACCTGATAAAATAACTATTAAGACTCCTGGAGGAGAGAAGAAAGAAATAGCATTTCCTGCAGGAACCAAGATCTTATTCTTGCGCTTGAGTGCTATTTATACACAGTTCGCTCGGAGCTCTTATAACAACGAGGATTCAACTCAATCTACCATTGAACAGAATCTTAGATCTCATCCGAGTTATATAGGGTGTGTGCATGCACGGCGTTTCAATTGGCATGAAGTTGTAGAGGTTCCTAGGGGAGGATATGAGGACGGAAATACTAATGATACTGTAACTGTTGATAATACTATGGTTCGGAAAGTGGAAAAGAGATTTACTAATTCAAGCTGCATTGCTTTAAACTATGAAATATTTCAGGATTTGTATGATATTGATTTGCGACGTTCAGGTAATGAACTTCCTGCTGAATCTGCTGACGATAATAAGCAACCATTACCATTCTAGTTAGATGTATTTTCTGCCTTATACTCCTCTGCCAGCCCTGCCGGGCGAGGAGTATTCTTTTTATAATAAAGCGTACATTTCAATTTTTAATCAACTCTATCATTTATGTTTGTTGGCCTCAATCCCCCGGACCCCCTGAATTTAAAGAAATGCAAGGCAAAGAGACTGTAATTTTGAAAAGATAATTTTCAAAACATAGCGTCCAACAGTCCAACAGTCCAACAGCTAAAAACTTTTTAAAATGTAAATACCTGTAGTATAGTAGTATATATCTTATTAAAGTAGTATATATATATCCAACATTGCTGTTGTTCGGTTGGACGTTGTTGGATGTGTTGGATTTACAGTTTTCTACATTCCAACAGAATAAAAAATGACCTGTCCAACAAAATGCTACTTAAAAACCTTATGTTGGATGTGTAGGACGTTGTCCAACAGTCAGTCAATGTAATACTTCTAATATTAAATGGCTGATAATTAGATAACTATTTATTCTGTAATAGGGAGTGTTGGACGGTTGGACGGTTGGAAGCAAAAATAAATAAAAGTATTTCAAAAATATACTTTAACTGAAAAGACTATGATTACAACTAGTATTAATATTGAACCATATTTGGCTGAATACTTACGTGGAAAGTATAATAATGGTTCTGAAGAAGCATTCAGAATTCCAGACAATACAGACCTTTACCATACAATATGGACATTGATGGCTAAACGGCAAAAGAATCAATCTCCTGTTGATAATGGTAATCTGGCGTTGATCCTTCCTGAAAGAAGAATCGGGAAGGATCCTAAAGTTTACAATTTCCTTTCTCCTAACTCTGTGAGATTGATAGAGAAAGAAGTGCGGCGGATGTTTAACCGTGAACTTCATGCTGCGATGGATGAAAATGATATGAATGGACATCTTTTAAAGAATCTGGATGTTGTGCATCATTTCTTGTGCTCGTATTGCATTGATTCTATTTCTGAAGATGCTCTTTTAAAAAACTTCTATAGGTGGAGAGAAAATATACGCAAAAGGAAAACACGTCGAGAATATAAAAAGAAGTTAAAAAATGGGTAAAAAATGACCGACCGAACTATCATTTTTGTCCCTAAATGGCGAAAAAACGTCCGCTGTATGGCGAACTTGTTGAATATTAAATAATTATAAGATTATGAGAGAGCTAACTATTACTTTGAGAGTGAAACCTACAGGAAAAATGAAGAAAGAAGAATATCGTTTTCTTGCTGATCCTTTTTCTTTTACTCCTTCTATTACAGATTCGGTATCTGGCAAATTGTTCGATTGTAGTAAAGACATAACGATTGAAACTCCGGATGTAGATACTCTTCGGGAATTTTCCACTGCTAGGTCTGCTATTATTTATTTGTGTGATTCTTTAGAAAAGAATATTGCAATAGGTACAGATGATATTCCGGCTTTGGTTTCAATTTCTGCAAACTTGAACTCTGCAACCTTGAAAATTTCCTGTAAAATGCTCTATTCACCATTTTTGCCTGTATAAACAGTCCTTCATAGCCTTCTTTCGACGAACTATCTTCGCTAAAAAGATGCGCTACAATGAATAGGACATTTCTTCGTAACTTACTTATTACATCTAAACTCTTCATCACGGCAGAAGCTTATGCTGCTGCCATGATGGAATGTTTTCCACTCCTGGATCAAAAGAACCCAGTGCCAGGGTCTTTTTTCTTTTTATCGGATCCGCCGACTTATAAAGACCAGGTAGATAAGGCGGTGGCTAAACTTAAAAGAGAAATAGCATGTACTGCAGAACTTAAGAGTATAAGCCTGACTAATGATTTCTCATCCGAGGAACTGCCTGAAGGTTCAATTGCTTATCATCGTATTTGGGGTACAATTACATCTAATTCATCCTGGTATTTCTCCTCAAAACAATTTGAGAGGGATTTGATTGCTGCAGAGGGAAACCCTTTAATATCTGTGCATTTCCTTCATATTAACTCCGGTGGAGGGGAAGCGTGGTATTTAGATCGGTTGTCGGAAACAATGCGCTCACTAAAGAAACCTGTGGAAGTCTTAGTTGAGCAGTATTGTGCTTCTGCCGGCTATTACATTGCTTGTCACAGTGCTAATGGTATACATACGCTAACGAAGAATGATCAAATAGGTTGTATTGGTACTATGATCAGCTTTTACGACTTCTCTGCTTACTATGAGAAGTTAGGAATAAAATTAATTCAAGAGAAATCGAGTCTATCTCCACTCAAGAATAAGAAATTTGAAAATTTACGTGCTGGGCATCCAGAACAATATATTGAAGAAGTTCTTGATCCACTTACCGTTCAATTTTTAAATGAAGTAAAATCTTCTCGTCCAAAACTTGCCAATCTCCCTGAAGATGATCCGGTATTCCAAGGTGAAACTTTTGATGTTCAACATTCGATAGATAAAGGGCTAATTGACTCTGTAATGACTCTTCCTGAAGCTATTGCCCATGCAAATTCACGTGGACAGGAATATCTGGACAGCATTTCCCTTCGAAATAAAATAAATCAGTATGTCTAATTTAACAATCAATTAATTATGAACTTTAGAGAAAAATTAGGAAATGTCTTACAACTTCTGAAACTGTCAGATAAGGCAACGGCTAAGCAATTAACGTCTGAAGACATTGTAGCAATTGCTACTCGTTATCAGAAAGAATTTCAGGCAAATCTTCGTGAAGATATGGAGGCGGATTCGGTGCAGCAGCAACAGCAAATGTCTCAGGATGAAATGAATCAGTTGCAATCGCTTTTGGCCGGTGTTGTGACTCCTCCTGCAGTTGCTAATAATGCGGCAGAAAAGGAAGAAAAGTCGCTTAATCAGCCTGAAGCTACACCGGAAGGTGTTATCGAGTTAGCCAAGAGCGTCGTAAAGCAAAATGGTGAATTACAGAATTTAGTGAAACAAATGTCTGATCAAACTGCATCCGATACCCCATCTGCAGCGGTAAGAACTCCTGTAACTATGAGAATCAATGGTCCCGGCACTACTGCAAAACATCTGTTTGGTATTGAAGCTCCTATGTTTGACATGTCGAAACGGTGGAATAAGATTACGGAAAACCCTGATTACTCCTCTACTAATATAGAGGATGGTGAAGAGAAAGCCTTTTTTCAGGAGGTGGCTGTTTTTTCAAAATCTCTTGCTCGGCGTTATGAATATTTGAATAAGAATCATCTACTCGATCCAGTAAAGCTTGCTGCAGGTGAGTTCTCAACGGATCTTTCGGGAGTTGACGATGCCAAAGTCGGTGATCAATACGTAATTCGTCGTCAGGATGCATTAATCGCCCATGTCCTGAAGAAACGTGAGTTAACTCAATTCTTCCCGGTGAGATATGGCGTGCAGGATCATGACCTTGTATTCAATACTTTCTTTGATGAAGTTTCTCAAGGTTGGCAAGAAGGCGAAGTCTGGAAAGGCGGCATGAAGCTCGAAAATGAGATGGGCCATGTTGATGACGCTATGATTAAGATGAAATTCGGGCCAATGAAGAAATTGGAAAGAATGTACATCGGTTATCTCAATAAGGAAGGTTCTGATCCTATCAAGTGGTCTTTGATTGAGTATTGTATTGTCAATACCTTAGAAACAGCACAAGTAGAACAGAATAAACGTCGTGTTCGTGGTGTTTATGCCACTCCGGAAAAAGGGGTTCCATCTCATTTTTTGAATGCCTCTACGGGTATTATCTACACATTGCTCCGATATTATCATGAAAATAAAATTTTGCTGCATGACGATGAGTCTTATCGTTCATATACGAAGGAAAACATGGTCGATGCAGTAAAGGAGTTCGTAGCTGACATTATTGAAAAATGCACGGAAGATATGGATCTAGATCAGCATGTTATTTATCTAAATAGCTTGCATCAAACTTGGTGGAAGGAAGGTTGCCGGGCCAAGTACGGCAAAGACCTTGATTTCACTGGTCCTAACAGTTATCTGAATATTGTTCCTGATACCGAGCTTCACATCCGATGGATGCCTTATTTAGGGCAAAGCTGCTTAATGTTCCTTGATATTCCAGGCAACTTGCAGTTCTTGGAATACATTCCAGGAGAGATGATGGCCTTTAAAGCAAAGGATGACATGGAAATGGTAAAATGTTGGTCTACCTGGAAGGAAGGTACAGCTGCCGCCTTCTTGGGACGCCGTTTCAAAACGCGTGCTGAACTTGTTCAAAACAATTTCGAATGGCAGCAAATTTTCATGAATAAGCCTTCCGTTAATGTTGCAGTTGATGCTACTGAAATTGACGCAAAGGATGGTTTTTGGCAAATTACAGGTGAAAATACAAAGGCTACTGTAATCACTGACATCAAAAATGCAAAACCAGGTGTCGGATACCTTATTGAATGTGGCTCCAAAACTAATGCTTCCAAGATTTCCAAAACTGGTAAATTCGAAGATATCACTGCCGCTTATACTCCAACAGAAGAAGGTGATTATATCCTTGTTCTTCTGAACAGTAAGGGGAATTTCCGTGAACTGGAACGCTGTGTCGGTGGTGTACGTACGGTTAATACAGATTTGCAACCAAATCTTCCTGGTGTAAGATAGTTCTTTTCAGTTTTTAATAGGTGTTTGTTTTCAGGGGTGGGAGTTCTGCCCACCCTTTTTTCTTAACTACAAAATTGATGTTTTATGAAAGCTAAAAAAATCAGTAACCCTTATAAAAAAGGGAATCAATATGCACGTAAAATGCAGGTAAAACTCTTTTTATCTCTTGCACTTCTTTTTGCCATTGTTTTTGTTGTTGGTATGTTCCTAGATCCTGATCATTCCATGTTTTGTATGACAGGATTCACAGGAACTTCTCTTGCTTCTATGATGGCCATTGGTAATGTTGAAGATGTTTCTGACAAGAACACACATGGATCTAATATTGCCTATAAGATTTATCTGATAGATGTTCATCAAATCAATCCGGATGTGAAATTTCCGAGGGCCAACGCCAATCGTGAGGTTACTACTCTTCCAATGCTTCCGGGGGAATATATGAAGTATTTTGAAGCGCACGACATTCCAACCTATGTCGGCAATGGGGAAAAAGGTGATATTACAACAAGCGGAACAAATCAGTTTGTCGCGATCATGGGTGGCATGCGGGATCAGCTCTTAAACTTTATAGAGGAACACGCCGGTGGTAAGTTTGTGATATTGTTTAAGGAGATTGGAGAGGACCAATGGTATATATTAGGGGAATATGATAGACCGATGGTCTTGAAGTCTTATGAAGCGAAGAATGATAAAGATGGCCGTTATATAACCTTCACTTTTGAACGTACTTCTGTGACGCAGTATTACAAGTATGTTGGTGATATAGTTAAGGCTCCGGCGGAAGTGCATACAGCGGGAACTAAAGACTTAGCAGTTAAATCAACAAGCAACTCCTATGAGATCCCGAACGGTACTGATGCAACTTATGCGATCGAAACGGTTTCGGGCTTGACGAATAATGATAAAGGCAGGCATATCACTTTAACCGGTACTGGCACAGATAAGGCTGCAACAATAGCAGATGGTGCCACATTTATTTTGGAAGATGGAGTTACCTGGACAGCAAAAGCCGGCTCTTCCATTACATTCCGAATTTTGGATCCAGCCACTCTTATTGAAGTTTCAGGAAGTCGAATTCAAACAGCATAAATTATGTACGGATTTAAAGAGAAAACAAAATACTTTAATGAGTTACGTAATCCGGCGGCTGCCGAAGTGGATTTGCGTCTGCTTCGGGCATCTGCCCCGGCACATCCTAAACTTAAGATGTTTGCCCGTAACCCACAACGCTATGCAGATGATATCCTTTATACATTGTTAGACTTTAAGCCAAAGGATGCTATCCGGATAAATCGTCGTGAAAGTGAAAAAGCCAAAGAAGCAAATGGAGAAGAAAATATACTTGATACCAGTGGAACATGTACTGGAGAAGAGATTCAATCAGGAGGGGACACTCCGGGAAATTGTGATAAAGCCGGGGACGCACTTGATATTTCTCAACAGTTGTTATCTGACAATTCAGAAGGATCAGGAGGAACTCTTGTCCGTTCTTCAAAAGCTGAAGATTCCCATGACGGAAATACGGAAACTGACTTGGTTGCTAAGGAAGGGGCAGTGGGAAGAACTTCAGTACAAGAAGAAAAGAACCCATTTGAGATCGATGCCGAGATTTACGAAAAGCAGGCTGAAACGGAACTGCGTAAGCAGAAAGAGCAAGAGGCGGAGAAATGTGCACCTCAAGCTGCAGAACAAGTTGAAGTCTTGGAACAAGAGAACCAGGAACTGAAAGAAGAGCTCGAGGCGGAGCAGGATGCAAGAACAGAAGCTGAAGAACGTGCGGAACAGGCTGAACAAGCCTTAGAGGAAGAGAAAAAAAAAGAACCTACCAAGGTAGCTCCAAAAAGCAAAAGAACGAAGAGTACCCGCAAATCGACTGGGAAAACCTCGAAGACGAAAACGTCCAAATAGCTACGATTCTGTACAATGATCGTGTGCAGACTTGGAAAAAAATGAAGCAGCTCGATGAATTGCTAGATAAGAAACCGACCAGTCGTGCAGTCGTTGACATGGCTGAACTACGAATTCGGAACTTACTGGCATTCTCCGAGCTGCAAACGTACAACGACACTGGAGTATTTCGGTACAAACATCCGCTTATCGTTCATCGGTCTGAAAGAGCTGAATTAGAACGTTTACGAACGTCTGATCCCTTGGAGTTCCTTCGTCGGTATAAGAATTGCTCCGATAATATTCGCAGATACGAATCCTTTCTAAAGCGTCCGGAACGTATAGATAAACGGACGCAAGATAAAGAACATCTTCGCCGGTTTCGTGACCGGGAAGCCTTATTTAAATCAATTCTCGAAGAATCAAAGTAATTATGGAAAAGCTAATAGAAGTATTTAATTTGGGTAGTTTGCCGACTGCCCCGCTGGATTCGTTCTTAGAGCTTCAGGAGGATTTTAAGAAATCGGATCCTGATAAATTATCGAAACTACAGATGCTTATTATCACCCGTGGTTTCAAGTATGCATTTAAAGCCTGGAAGGATCCGGATGGAAAGTTGTGGATTATTGATGCTCATCAGCGACGCAAAGCATTACTAGCATTGCGAAAATCAGGGTTTACAATACCTGAGATACCTTACGAACCAATCTTTGCTGCAGATAAAAAAGAGGCTGTAGAAGAAATAGCAGCGTATAACTCGGAGTTTGCAACAAAGAACCCCGATACTTTACTTTTTAAAAAGTATGATATTGATGGCGACACAATGGAGCGTTTTAACCTCGGTTATGAGGTCAAAGCTGTAGATTATTCCATTGCAACTCCTTTGTTCGCACAAGAGCATGAGTCTGAAAACGTACAGGAGGATGTGGTGGATTTTTCTATTCCTTCTGAAAACGAAGATTCTCCTGGTTCTGTTTTTGCCCAGTCTGGGGATATTTGGTTGCTTGGTAATACTCGTTTGATGTGTGGGGATTGCCGGTCTAAAACGGATGTGTCTGCACTAATGAATGGTCAATACGCTGATTTGCTTGTCACAGATCCGCCGTATAATGTTGCCTATCAGGGAGCGACGGAGGATGAACTGACTATTCAGAATGACTCGATGGAAAATGATCTGTTTGCCACCTTTCTTCGTCAGGTGTTTACAGTTATGTTCTCAATCTTGAAGCCAGGTGGTGCTTACTATGTATTCCATGCCGATAGTGAAGGCGAGAACTTTCGGGCATCTCTCCGGAAGGTGGGATTTAAAATATCACAATGCTGTGTGTGGGTCAAGAACTCGATGGTTATGGGCCGTCAGGACTATCAGTGGCAACATGAACCTTGTCTCTATGGATGGAAACCTGGTGCTGGTCACTTTTGGAATTCTGATCGGAAACAAACGACTGTCTGGAACTTTGATAAACCGCAACGGAATGCCATTCATCCAACCATGAAGCCTATTGCTCTAATGGCTTATCCTATATGCAATTCTAGTTTACCAGGGCAGATTGTTGCAGACTTCTTCTCCGGATCCGGTTCTACACTCTTGGCATGCCAACAAACAGACCGAATTTGCTGTGCAATGGAGATAGATCCACGTTATGTCTCTGCTACTGTATCTCGCTACCGGGCTATGTTTCCGGAGCAACCTGTTCGGCTTATCCGTGGAGGGGAATTGATGAATACTGAAGAAACATTAAAACTCATTGCATGAAAAATGAACTGACACCTACCTCTGATGTAGACCAGATTACTCAAATCGGTGAGGAGTATGTATCCCAGGTGCGCACGTTTGGCGCACTTGGTTACACTCCACAACGCATCTGCAGTCTGCTTGGACTTCGTGGTAAGGAGAAGTTAGCATTGATTGTCCGAATTACTCTCTCTGGAGACGTGTATTATGATGCATATAATAATGGGCGTGCTCTTGGAGAATATAATATTGATGCAGAACTTGCGAAGAAGGCAGAAGCTGGAGACATTGATGCGATTAACACTTTGGAAGAACGTAAGAATTTACGTGTTGAATTAGACCTACGAAAACAACTGTTTGGAGTATGACACAATTAGACCACCTTGATAAGATACATCCGGATCTGATTTCAGAGTTCCTGACGACTGGAAGTTGTTCTGGGATTCCGGAGGAAATTCGGCTATTTTTAAAGCAGCTACAATGGGCGGCAGAGATATTTGAATATGAGAGAAATATCACTCGTGCAGCCAAGTTATTACGGCAGAGGATTAATGCTTCTCAACGGATTAATATTGATGAACGGACTTGTAAGGCCCGTATCTATGCTGCCATAAATTACTTTAATATCGATAATAATGTATCTATCAAGGTTTGGGAGTCTAATTATGCAGACAAATACGAGGATTTGGCGAAGTTATGCGCTGTAAGGGGAGATTACAAGACACAGGAGAAATGTTATAATGCGGCCTTGGAATGTCGACGTAGAGCCTCGGAAATAGCCGAAGCGGATCGTGATCTTGGCATTGTCTTTCTTATTTCTCCGAATCTTACTCCTGAAGATCTCGGCTTTCAGAAGAAATCAATCAAGGAGATTGCACGTAAGAACAATGAGGGATTTTATATAAACCTAATTGATTCGCTCCCTATTGAGAAGGCTGATAAAAAACGTTTGTTACGTGATGCTGATATCCAGGAAGCAGAAATTATAGAACTTGAAGAGACGGGAGAATAATATGGGTATAGAACTTTATTCACAATCGTCACAATCGCTTAGTGCTGGTGCTGCTACTTTAGATTTGACAGCATCGTTTGAAGAATGCTATCAAAATGCGATGCAGATTAGGGCGAATGTCGTTGACTCAAATGTGCTCATTGTAGAAGCCGGTCGTGCTACGGGTAAAACTGAAGGAGTGATGGGACCACGTATCATTCGTGTTGCAAATGATATGCCTGGAGAACTTTCATTTCTGGTTCATAAAACATACGTGGCTCTAATGACAAACGTGTGGTCTAATATTCAGGCATATTTTTCCAAGCCGGTGGGCGATGGGCGGCGTTCTATGCTTGAATATGGTATTGATTACATCGTGGGGGAAACGAAAATACCTTCCCATTTCCGAAAGCCTCGATATCCGATTGCTTATCCAAAACATAGCATTCTGTTTCGTGATGGCCATCATCTGCAAATGGTGAGTTCTGATCAGCCTGAATCTGTTGCCGGTCGAAGTGGAGTGCATGCCTTCGTGGAGGAAATGAAACACAATAAAGGAGAGAAGTTAAAAACTCGTTTGTTCCCGTCTCTGCGTGGTTCTTCAGCTTCTATCCGTATGTCACATTATTATCAAGGCATAACCGGCGTGTCAGATACTGCTCGTTTGGACTTAGGGGAAGACAATTGGTACGAAGAGTATGAAAATAATGTCAATCAGCAGCTTATTGATGAGATCGCATCAGCTTCTTTATATCTGCATGCAGCCCTATATAAAATATACCGCAATAATATCCGGATGAGAGAGGAAAAGAATCCTGTTATCATTGAAGCCCTTCGTTTGGAAACAGAGAAAGCAAAACGTGTTGTAGCAGCTTGGAAGCCACGCCTTGCGGATATGCGTAGAAATGCGAGCTACTATATCCGTGCTTCTTCTTTTGCGAACAAGGATATACTAGGGCCTAAATTTTTCCGCACACAGCTTGAATCACTTGATCTCGATGAGTTTTTGACTTCTATTTGTGCAATCCGCAAGAAGGAAGTCGTTAATAAATTCTTTGCAAACTATCGGAAAGACAAGCACCAGTTCTCCGATGGCTATCGCTATGAATCAATTTTAAAACTTGATTTGCGTGAACACTTTGTTTTAACTTCCAGGTATCTAAAATATTACGATAAACGTGAACGGATCTTTCTTGGCTACGATCCCGGACACTTTTCCAGTATTGTTGCTGCCCAGGAAAGGGATTATGGGCATGAACTCCGTGTCCTGAAAGAATTTACCTGTTATTATCCGGCAGAACAGCCGGAGCTGGCAAAGCAAATATTTGATTATTTTGGAACTGATGCGATTAATAAACATATTGTGCTTTATCATGACCGGGCAGCCAATAAACGCCGTGAAGACCTTGAAAAAATAACGTCTGATGCTCGTATATTGAAAAGAGAATTAGAAAGTTACGGCTTTACTGTTGAACTTATGAACGAAGGACAATCCACAATCTACCACTGGCAGCAATTTAAGCTTTTATTACTCTTGTTTGGTGAGCGAAGTAATGCATTACCCGTATGTCGGATAGATGAGAATGAATGTCCGAACCTTTGTAGTGCCATTCCACTATCACCTTTAAAGAAAACGGATGGGCGTATTGAACTAGATAAATCTTCTGAAGTTAAAGTGGCACTGAAACACCAGGCAGGGCTTACAACGCAGCTTCCTTCTGCACTTATCTACCTACTTTTCGGGCTATACGGTGATAGAATACAAGGTGAATTAAGTAATATACCGGATGATTTGCCCGAAAATATAGGGATATAATGTACATACTAGAGTAATATAGTTATCCGTAAATCTTATATAATATCACGCTTTTGACATCGTTTTTATATGTAAAATACAGGTTTACAGGTAAAAGACATTTTGAAAACAAAAAAACGAAAAAATGTACGACGAAATTCTCCACGCCCCGCTGAAAAAGCGGTTTGAGGTGCAAAAAAATGCATTTGTCCGGAAATATGACAGTGCCCTCGGTTCGTCCTTTCGAGAGGGGGGTAAAAACGGTAATTTCGAGCATGGAAACGACGATGACAGGCATAAATGCACTGCAATGGGCGAAGGAGATCTCAAAGTTGCCGGATGGGTGCTTCACCATTGCCTTCTTCCCTTACTCTAAGCAGAAAGGGGAGGCTTCCGAAAGGTTGGCAGTGAGGGAGGGGTGCACATTCCGAACGCAACTTCCTGAAGAACGGTTCAGTATTGATGGTGAGAACTTCTTTCTCTTTAATGATGGGAACGGTGATCCCAAAATGTGCTATCGCATACTTATTCGCTACATGGGGTTTCCTCAAGATGGATATAAATTGCATAAAATAGACTGGTTATGAGTGATAGTGTAGAGATGTTGGGAAATTATGGTTACTATGCAGAGAGTGGCAGTGTCATTTCCTTTCAATTAGGTACGAATCCCACGGCAGGGCTGAAGGATCCGGGCTTTGTTAATTCAAATACAATTCTTCCTGCAGACTACAATTGGCAGTCAATTGGAGGGTTTAATGTGTGTGCACGTGGAGCTAATAACATGAAGTGTGAAGAGGTAGAGAACGATATCAAGAAGAACCGTTTATTGCCTCGATTGATAACCAAACAGGTTAATATGCTTTATGGGCTTGGCCCGGCTATATACATCAAAAGCATAAAAGACGGGAAACTCGTTAAGGAGTGGGTGGATTGTCCGGAGATAACAGCCTGGCTTGAATCCTGGAAAGACCGTGGTCTGGAGTCTGATTACAAAGAAGTAGCTAAGGGAAATATCAAGAACTACTATTACTTCCGTGACTACTTTGTGAAATGGCGCATGACGCTTGGTAACCGTATCGGAGAACAACGACCGGTAGCTGGTCTTGAGTTGATGGAAAACAGACGATGCCGGTTGGCTACACAAAAAAAAGATGTTGTTACAGAGTTGATCAATTATAAGGACTTCACTCATATTGCAGTTGGGCGATGGAGTTATGGCGTTTCTAAATATTTGTTTTATCCTCGCCTGGTAATTAATGACATTCGGAATATCAAATGGGCGGCAATATCTCACCATCGCGAAAAATCGGTTAGTGAATTTTATGGCGTAAATGAAACTCATGAAGGGACAAAAGCCTATATCAAAGGCTCAAATGATACTGCTTATTACATAAACTCTTTCTTAAAAAATTCGCTGGCCGCTAAGATTCATATCATTATCCCGAATGCGTGGGTTGAATCAAAGCGTGCACAAATTACAAAAATATGTAATGAGAACATGGAGCGAAAAAGAAAGAACGAATCTCTTCTGACCTATAATGGGATTGAAATCGGAACAACCTATAAAGAATCGTATTTTCTTAAATACCTCAAGCAGGAACTACGCAATATTAGTGAATATCTTTCTGGGGCAGATAATCAGGGAAAAGCTTATGCTACTATCAGCTTTAAATCAGGGGCCAGCGAGGAAGAACGTTGGAAATTTGAGGTCTTAGACCTGAAATATAAAGAGTATATTGATGCTCTTATTACCTATGATAAGCGTGCAGATGAAGTTCTTTTGTCATCGGTTGGATTGGATTCTTCTATCTCGAGCGTTTCTAAAGATGGTGTCATATCAAAATCCGGAGCGGATGTATATTACAATTATTTGATTTACTTGATGTCTCTTACCCCGGATGATGAAATCTGTTCAGAGCCCTTTAATATGGCTATTCAGATCAACTTTCCGGAACTATATAAGCAAGGATTCCGCTTTGGCTTTTATCGTGAGACACCTAGCCGACAAGAAGAAGTAACTCCTAATGAACGACTAAATAAACAGCAATCATGAACCTGAAAGACTTATTTACCGACATTTCCGGATTTGCAGAGTTTGTACCTGGTATCGATGCGAATATAAATTTTGCATTGCTTAATAGCCATGCTGTTACTGCTTATAAACGGATTGCAAATATTGTGAGTGTTCCTGTATATGAAAAAATCATAGAACAGGGGAAGAGCGAAATGTACGATTATCTTCGGACTGCATTGGCTAACCTCGTCATGGCAAATGATACGATTTTCGATGTTCTTCGCAAACGAAAAGCAGCTATTGATATTTACAAGTACGAGCAGGAAGCTATAAGAAGAGCTTATTATGAGAATTACTATAATGCAATGGATTCTCTCATTGCACTTCTTAATCAGTCTAAAAATATGGGATGGGAAGATACCAGATATTATAAAATGCTTGATAAACTACAGATAAAGACAACCGAAGAGTTCGACCTGTTATACTGCATTGATTTATCATATCTGTTCTTCTTTCGCTGTATCCCAATCCAGGTAGAAGTCCTGGAGGAGAATTTTACTGGTTACCTTGAGCGTGCAAATGAGAAGCCGTCTGTTTTATCATTGATTAACCGAGCACTTGCAAAGAAAGTGGTAGCTGTTGCTTTAACCAGGTTTGATATATTAGAGTTCCCATCCACTATCCGGAATCTTTTTGATGATTCAAAAGCGAGTAGATCCGGAAAGGATGAACAGGAGAGATTGCTTATTTTATCTGCCCAATTACAAGATCAGGCGAACAGTTTGATTAAAGATATCGACTTGTTGTTGTCAGATCCACAGAGTAGCGATATTGAGACAGAAACTTCCTTTAATCAACCTGAAGATAAAATACAATTAATGCCATGATCGAGTTTTATGTACATCAGAATAAATTTGCGATCCCCAATGCTTGGGAGGAACTTACTCCGGGACTATTTGAGGGTATCATGGCCGATATGGATCTAGTCACAAAAGGCGAACTTTCACCGGCTATGCTTCAGGTTAAACATATCTGTCGTGCAATGGGCTGGAGCCCGAGGAACTTGGTCCGGACTAAGGAGGAAGATACGCTGTCTAATCTTGCCTGGTTGGGAGAGCAAGTTGATTTTATTTTTCGAATATCATATCCGGATCAGGATGCAGCTCTTCAGGAGCTATCTAAGGAAGACTATGTAAAAGCCAAGAAAACACCTCCGGAGAGGCTGAATATATCAATTGCACGTTATCTTTCAAAGTTGGATTATAAGTTCGTGTTAAATGGTTGCTTTTGTGCACAATTGATTCCGTATATCTCTATTCAGGGACAACTGTTTTCCGGATATACTATTGATACTAGTTTTAGCCAACTGACTTGTTCTCTAACAGCTCTACAATTCATAGAGGCTCGTTCGTTGCTTGGATGTGATCAAAAGATGTTGCCGTTACTTGCTGCTATTTTATACCATCCAGGACTGTATGATTCGGAGTCTGCACATTCCTTGGCTAAATCATTTGAAAAGTTACCTGACGCAACATTGCAGAGTATTGCATTCAATTTTTCATCATTTGTCAACTATCTGTTTACGACTACACAATTTCGGATCCTGATTGCAGGTGAGAGCGAAAAGAAAAGTCTTATAACGACTGGTGCACTTGAATCGCTTTATAATTTGAGTAATGATGGACTAGGGGATATTTCAGCGATTGAGCAAATGAATATAATCAAGTACCTTACAATTTTACGTAAGAAATTGATAGAAACGGTACGGAGCATGAATTTTGCAGAAATACCCGTTGTGGATATCGCTAAAAATACGGGGTTACCAATTTCATTAATAAAACAGATAATATGATTTTTGAGATTCTCAAATATTACGCTCAATTCCCGAATCATAGTAAGGTGATTGAGATCTTTTCAAAAGGACGAAGTGAACTTTCTGAATACGTCGCAATACAGGAGGAAATTAAAAGTTTGTCTAGCTCTTCTCGGATCCAGGGATTAGACTACTATATTTTTGGGCAGAGTTTCGATTCGGTCAAACAGAATGTTGATCGTATTCTCTCCGGAACCTATTTGTTTGTGGAGATTGGTGATATTATGTCTAAACGTGATCAGAAGAATAGTATTCAGGATGAAGTGCAAATGGCCGTTACCATCGCTGCAAAATCTGCCGAAATGGACTTGATAGAGGAAGCGATACAATCAAAGCGTACACTCGCCATGCTGCAACAGCTACGAGTTGCGATGACCTCTGATCAGAGAAGTACTCCCTGGCTAAAAGAGTTGTCCGGATCATGCCAGATTCGCCCATTTGTGGCAAAAGAATTTGCCTCTATTGGATGGACGATGATGTTCGAAAGGGAAGGTAGTGATTTATTTGATATAAAGCGTTTGATTAATCGTAATGTATAAAATCTGTAAATATTGATAAGATGAAACGTGATACAAAAGAAGCTATTCAATATGGTAGTGCTATTGGCATGCTAGTATTAGGTTCTGCTTTAGCTGTTGCAGGATTTATCATGTCTCACGGTGAGATACATGATAGTGTGTTGTGGCTCTTTGCTCAATGTCTGCTTTATGCCGGAGCTGTGTTTGGAGTCTCCGTTTACATAACGGACCGCTTTAATAGGCTTGAAAACAAGTTATTCAATAAAAAGGAGGAGGAAACGAAATGAAGGAAATTGATGCTATTATCATTCATTGTTCGGCCACACGTGCTGGACAGGATTTACGTGCAAAGGATCTTGACCGGATGCATCGGGCAAGGGGATTCAACCAAATAGGCTATAATTATGTGATCGACCTGGATGGAATGGTAGAGAATGGACGTCCGCTTTCCATTGACGGTGCGCATTGCAACACGAAGGGCTTTTCTACTACATCGTATAATAAACATTCCGTTGGTGTGTGTTATATTGGTGGACTGGATGCAAACGGGAAACCTGCTGATACACGGACGCCCGCTCAAAGAGCTAGTTTGCGTGAGCTGGTAGCAAAGTTATGTAAGGAGTATCTTATTGTTGAAGTGTTGGGGCATCGTGATACATCGCCTGATCTGGATGGGTCCGGTGAAGTTGAACCGACAGAATACATCAAGGCGTGCCCCTGTTTTGATGTTCGTTCCGAGTTCACCAACTTCTTGCGTAATACAGTAATTCGACCATGAAACGGCTAATTTATATTATCATGTTGCTAACGTTAGCAACATGCTTTGTATCTTGCCGGACTCAATATATCCCGGTTGAGTCCGTTCGTATTGAATACAAAACACGTGATAGTATCCGTTATGACAGCATTTATCAACGTGATAGTATTTATACGCTCATGAAGGGGGATACAGTTTATCAGTATAGGTACAAGTATCTGTATCGCTACTTAACAACAAATCGTATCGATACGATTCTTAAAAATGATTCTATTCGTGTACCTTATCCGGTTGAAAAGAAGTTGAACCGATGGCAAAGTTTAAAGATGGAGCTAGGCGGATGGGCTTTCGGGATCATCATTGCTTTTCTTTTGGTAATAATAGGGCAAATACTATATAGGTCTAAAAAGAAATAGTACCTTTGTTCCCGAAATCATCAATTTCAATCCGCGACGGCGGATTTTGCCCCGGCTAAGTGTAGTCGAGGCTTTTTTTATATATAAACTTTAAAACTCAAATAAATGGAAAATAACTACGACTACGACTCCGTTCAAGAGTTACTAACATGGGCGAAGGAAACTTTGAAGAACAAAGCCTATCCCGAAGGTGAATTTCAAATTAATAAAGCAACAAAAGTATTAGATTGCGGTTCTTATTTATCATCTATGATACAGATGATCTCGAGAAATTGGGAAAATCCGACTTTTTATCCAACTATTAACCAACTAAGAGAATTCAGGAAAAAAATAGGAGAGGTAGCCGAATGAGCTACCTTTTTACTTTATAGAGTGCTGTAATTAGTTGAACTTTTCATATTACTTTAATCCTTTTTTAGCTCAAGCTAAACAAAGCTAACTGGTTGATAATAATCTGTTTATTGCTACGTTGTTCAAGGCAATTGTGTTATCTTAGCTGTACAATAATAAAAAGATAATAAGCCATGTTTGAAAAGAAGAATTACAAAAAAGGACAAAAAGTTACTTACCAGAAGAAAATATATACTTGCGATGGTTACGAATGGACTGTATGTACTTCAAAAGTTGTATGTATTTACGGTAATACAATGCTGATGGATAACGGAGATAGTATATCTGTTTTCTAACTAATAAATTAAATTATAATTAGGTCTGGAATATGATTATTCCAGACCTTTTTGTATCCTATTTTAGCTCAAGCTAAACAAAGCTAATCTGTTGATAATAAGCGAGTTATTGCTACGTTGTCCGGACTTATTATGTTATCTTTGAAGTACAAAAATAAAGGATAAAGCATTATGAACGAGCAAATTACCAACATTTTAAACCAGAGAATAACAAAGACTAGCAAGATACAACAATTGCTTCTTTTAGGATTAACCCGTCGCCAGGTTGCAGACCTTGTAACAAACGGAAATTACGGTTTTGTACAAAACGTATATAAAAAGATGCTTGAGGCTGGAACCTTTGCTCCGGCAACCAGTACAGCCGCTTTTTTACCTGAAATAGACTATACTTTTAACCGCCGCTTCGGAATTGAGATCGAAGCATACAACTGCACTCGTGAACGCCTTGCTCACGAACTTCAGGAAGCCGGAATAAACGTAGCGGTTGAAGGATATAACCACACAACAAGTTCACGCTGGAAACTGGTAACAGACGGAAGCCTTTACGGAAACAATACTTTTGAATTGGTAAGCCCAATATTGGAAGGGGAAAGCGGATTGAGAGAGCTTGAGAAAGTATGTTGGGTACTTGACCTTTGCAACGTGAAAGTAAATAATTCTTGCGGATTACACGTCCACATGGATGCAGCGGATTTCAACATAAATACTTGGAAAAACTTAGCACTTAGTTACAAGAACATAGAGGACACAATAAACGCTTTCATGCCGGTTGGCCGCAGAGATAACGAATACTGCAAAAGCTTAAGCAGAATATCTGAAAGAAAAATACTGCAGGCAAACACGCTTGACGATCTTCGGGCAGCTTTTAGGAATGACCGCTATCACAAAGTGAACCTTGAAGCTTACGCCCGCCACCGAACAATAGAATTTCGCCAACACAGCGGTTCTACGAACTTCACAAAGATGAAAAATTGGGTTCTTTTCTTAGGCCGAATGATTACCTTTGCACAACAGGCGAAAGTTGAAACAGGAACAACGCTCCAAAACCTGCCTTTCTTGACGGATGACCAAAAAATATATTTTAAACTTAGAACGAAAAAACTTAGTAGATAATGAATGATAGAAATTACTTATTGCAGGATGGCGGAACAATAACCGCCACCTGCGCTGCAGATTTTGTAACCAAACTTCGTGTAGGCAGCCGTTTTGATTCCGAATGTACGGATCAAGAATATATGTTCAACTTTGCTGACCGATATCACGACCAAACAGGAAACGTTATTCGTGCCGATTCTCCGGATAATTTTCTTGAAGATTTAATAGCTTTTGGATATTTAACTGTTAAATAATCAATGTGATAACAAATTTGTTATCAAAAACTTTGTAGGTGATAATAAATTTGTTATCTTTGCATTGTCATTAAGACAAGAGCTCTTATGAATAATGACAATGAGTTAAAGGCTCGGATAGAGGAATTAGAGCAAGACCTCATCTTCTATCTCCGCAAGTATCATGAACTAGCTCCTCGGAGTAAAAACATGAAAGCGGTACTGGATAAGGAAATCAAATGGCTTGAGGAAGAAATCAAGCGATTAAGTAGACAACTCCAGTAGAAAGGAATCCGCTCCCAAAGGCCAAGGGAGCGGACTTCCTTTTTTGTTTTGTGGAACTTTTAAAACAGGTGACTATGGATAAGATGAAACGTTTTTTTGAATTGAAAGAACTTTGGAAGCAGGGTTCAGAAGCGGAACGTGCAAACATTGACCGGGAACTAACAGAGTTGATGGACTCAATGAATGAAACAGAACTGGAGGCTTTGACAGCTGGTATCAATCATGATTTTGAACGAATGCATAAGGAGGCTGGAGATATACAAAGAACGCTTACCATCCGTCAGCAGATGGAACCTATTTTGCATTATATTTCTGTATCTTCTTTGGCTAAGGACTATTTTGGAAAAAGTACATCCTGGTTTTATCAGAAGTTGAACGGGAATGTAATTCGTGGTAAAACTGCTTCTTTTACGGAAGCAGAAATACAAACTTTGAATTTAGCCCTAAAGGAGATTGGGGCAAAATTAGTGAATTTGTCAGTTACTATTTGAGAATAAAAAGCAAGGGCCCCTCTTGGGCCCCTTGCTTTTTATTAGACGCCTAAATCTCGAAGTCTATCCTGAATATCCGCTAACTCGAGTCTTCCGATTAACACACTACGGTTTTGGTAGATAATCGCATTGGCGTAGATATTATCGTCAATATCTACATAAATAACAAAGCTACGTGTTATCTCATGTGTAAGTTCTTTTATAATCCCATTAGAGGTTATATATGAATTCATTTTCGTGAATCCTAGCTTTTGTAATTTATTAATAGTTCCCATTTTTATTGATTTTAGAGGGTTAATAATGCAAAGATATTAGTCATTTATGAGAAAAACAAACGGGTAATTATTTGTAAATCAGTACTTTTGTTAAATGGCGTCTGATAACGCTTCATTTCCTTAATACTTGTTTCTCTTTTTTTTATGTCGTTTTTTTTTTGATTGTAATTGGTTGATTATTAGATGATTGTATTTTTTAACGGTGTTGGCCTGTTTTTTTTGCAACTGTAGATTAATATTGATACGAATTTATGATAAAATAAAAAGATGTCTTCTTTCTTGTTTTGCTTCGAAATGCCATACCTTTGTAGGATAACTTAAAAACACACAAGATGAAAAAGGTAGTTTTTATCATGCTGCTTATGTTGGCAGCGTTGAACGGTTACTCACAGGATCCTTGGAATCCAATCCGTACTTATTGTGAAATCGTGGGGACCGGTAATTTAACAGGTACCAAAGTGAAAATTGAAATCGACTTCGGGCAGGCTCAAAAGTATTGGTCGAAGCATTCCGATAATTTCTTGGTAGATGCGGATGGTAAAGAGATTAAGTTTAATTCTATGGTTGATGCCTTGAACTACATGGCGAGATTCGGATGGAAGTTTGAACAGGCTTATGTAATCACAGAAAATTCAACAATGTCAAAGAACAATGTTTATCACTATCTATTAAGCAAGGAACTTCGGGGAGATGAAAGTGTAAATGATGGTATTTACACAAAGGGAGATCATGATAGTGAGCAAGTGAAGGATAAAGCTCCCAAGGAGAAGCCTGCTAAAAAGAAACGGGAAATAGGGGATGATATTTATTAATTCGTTTTTTCTTTTGCATTTTCGAATATAATTCCCATATTTGCAGTGCTAAACATCTACGGAATGTTATCCGTACCGCGAGCTTCGGTTAATGCTCACGAAATTCGAGGGCTTTTTTTATGCCCTTACCAATCGTTTTCCTGATGTTAGGAAAATGATATATACGAAATAGGCGGCTGCCTTTCCCATTACACTTTTGCTTTCGGGCGGAAATCTGTAGATGTTTAGCGACACGGGAAACGGCGGCCGTTCTTGTGTTCTATAATTGCCGAAATGCTAAACATCTACAGTTATGAAAAAGAAAAACCAATCGGCTTTAGTGCCGGTAAGTAAGTTGCAAAATTATTTTAGTGGACTCGCAAATCTGCTTGCAAAAAACAGCGATTCCTATGTCGTTTCTCATTCAGGTAATACTACCTCTATCGAACTTTCCCCAGGGCAGTACATTACGATATCAACGCAGAAAGGAGGTCAATCATGATGTTCTTTATTCACCATGTTCAAACTTATTCTAATGTGAATAAGAAGGGGCAGGAGATGTGCGAATTCGCATCTTCCTTTGATCGTCTGCTTATTACCGATGAATGTTCCCTTGATTCTTTGAAATGTTCCTTTGAAACAAAGGTGGAGGAACTTAATAAAAAGTATCCCAAAACAAAAACTATCACTTTCAGTCGTGGACACCTGGATGCACATGGCGGGCAATTTAGTGTCAAAGTTGGACACGATGATTGTCAACCGGTTTGTTCTGTTTCGTTTTCGCCGGTTCGTGGATATTATTCTTTTGGTGAAGGTGGTCTTGAAATAAAAGCATTGAAAGGAGGGGATAATCATGAGTAGACATCGTTTTCATGTAGATAAGGAAACATCGTATTATCCTGATGGAAAGAAAGTGGATGTTTTTTCAGTAGATTGTGATGGAGATTTTGTAATTTCAGCAATCTCACGTGACGAGATAGTGGATTTGGTGCAAGTTTTAAATTTTGCGTTAACTGATTCTGTAGACAAGAAGGAGGTAGATAATGGAAAATGATAAGATAACCGATGTCAGCGTTTATATTGCTGCTTTACAAACAACTTTTAAACCGGCATGGGATGCCCGGCATACAACGCATTGGTTCACAACTGATGAAGTTTACGAATCCATAAAAAAACTAGATCCGGGAGCTAATATCTCGAAAGATGACATATTTAAAGCTATGACAGACGCTGGTTTTAAGTTCCAGAATCGCCCCGGGGCATCGGGGTGTGATTTTCGGTGGATGCTTGAACTGAAAAATAATAAATAATCAAGTTCCGGAGAGTGAAGCTGTTCCTCTCCGGATTTTTTTGTCCTTTACCTTCCTTCTTTCCCTTAGTACATTCGCTAAAAATAACAGCGAATATGATTTCAGAAGATTTAGTCAAACAGCGATTTGTGCATGATACAATTTCTCAAGGTATCAATCTCATTTATCAGACTCAAGAGAATGTCGTCCGTACTTACCTGAATACCCGTTCAGGCCGACTGTTGTCAAACTTGCAGCGTAGACCATTCACTATCCAGGAGTCCGAAGGCAAACAAGAATACTTTATTCGTATTTTTCCGTATCTCCGTTATCTTGATATTCGATATCGACGGGGAAACGACCGAATCTCACGCCATATTCGGAGCAACCTGGCTTTGTACAATCGAACGGTATGGGGAGTGCTTTATCATGAGACTTTCCCAGAATTGCGTTATGGCTACAATGAAGCTATCAGAAATAAGATTCGTGAGCAATTAGAGCAAGCATTAATCTACGAACAATCTCAAAACTGGTAATATGGGAAAGAAGCATTTGTCGGAAGACGAAATCAAGTATATTGTATCTGCTGAATCTAGTCAGGCCCAGCGGGATATTCATGAACTGACTAAGGTTACAAAGCTGCTCAATAAAGAAGAAAAAGCACGTCGCACTGCGATGATCGAACTTGAAGCACAAGGCAAAAAGAATACTAAGGAGTATCAGAACCTGGACAAAGAAGCCAAATCGCTTTCTAAGCAGATAACTGATAATAATAAGAAAATTGGAGCATTAACCAGGTCACTGGATGTCAATGCCATGACCGGACGGCAATTAAAGAAGGTGGCTAAGGAGTTAGCTGCTACACTTGATGATATGTCGGAATCTGCGGATCCGGAAGAATATGCAAAACTTAGTAAGAGGCTGGGTGAGGTACGTAATCGGATAACAGAATTGAAAGGATCCGGTAAGAATATCAAAGCTGAATTTGGGACGATGGAATCTGCGATGGGAAAGCTAAAAGCCATTGCAGTAGCATTTATTACAGTGAAGTTGGCAGGGTATTTAAAAGATATAGCTCAAAATGCATACTCAACCCGGAAAGAGTTTGCCAAGTATGAAGCCGTGCTCCGGAATACTTTGCAGTCGCAGGAGAAAGCTGCTGCAGCAATGAAGATGCTACAGCAATTAGCTGCAGATACGCCGGGTTCTCTACAGGAATGGACGGAAGCTTATATCAAACTTATTAATAGGGGGATTAAGCCTACTACTTCAGAATTGACCAATATGGGTGACTTGGCAGCCTCACAGGGTAAGAGTGTGGATCAGCTTATCGAGGCCATACTGGACGCTATGACTGGAGAAAATGAGCGTTTGAAAGAATTTGGTATCAAGGCAAGCAAGAGCGGGAATACTGTGAAGTACACTTTCCGAGGGGTTACTACTGAAGTGCAGAACACTGAAGAAGCGATAAAGAGTTATCTGCTAAGTTTAGGAAAATTGGATGGCATTTCCGGATCGATGGCTGTTCAAATGAAAGAACTTGAGGGACTGGAGTCTAATTTTAAAGATACTTTAGACAACCTATGGAATAAAATAGGTAAGCGCATGGAACGTTTTTTTAAGAAGGGGCTATCCTGGGCTGCTGATTTTGTTTCAGATATAACAAAGGTCATGGAACCTTTATCGGATACTTTTGAGGATCAAATGGAAAAGGTGGTCAATTTGGAAAGACAGCTTCCGGGTATGGCAACTCGATATGATGAACTTGCAGGTAAGGTTAGCCGTAATGCTGAAGAACAGAAGGAACTGAATTCTTTAATTGAGCGCATTTCCAATATTGTTCCTTCTGCTGTTTCTGAATGGGATCAATATGGTAACGTTATTTCTCTCAATACTCAAAAGGTGTATGATTATCTTGCTGCAGAGAAAGCTCGATTGAATTTTGTTCATCGGGAGGAAATTAAGAGTCTTAGAGCGAAAAAGGAAGAGGCGAAAGCTGAAATGGAATCTTTGATATCGCAAAATAAAAGAGGCAAAGTTTGGGCCGGCGGTACGGGATATGGCAATACTAAGGACCAGGGAATGCGTGATATGAGTGATGCGGAGCTAGCTGCTAATGCGGAGAGGATTGCTGAACTTAGAGAAGAACTGACCGGCATTACTGCTCAACTTGATAAAATTTCAGGTGATGGCATAGACAAAATCGTTAAGAATCGAATAAAGGCTCAAGATGACGCTACAGAAGCGCAGAAACGATTCAACAACATGAATAAGTCTATGTTGTCGGCGTGGTTGAAAGATGAGAAAAATGCAGCGGATCAATACCGGGAAATAGCACAGGAAATCTATGATAAGCGTTTCCCAACGTCGACGGCCGAGAAAGACAAGTCGGATCCGAATGCTGTTGCACTCAAGAACCAAGAGTCAGATCATGAGGCGGAAATAAATCAGATCCGGTTGACCGGAAGAGAAAAGCAACAAGCGGAAGAAGACATTAATCTGGCTATTCTTAATTCAGATCAGGACTATTATAATAAGCGGATCAAATTACTGGAGCAATTTAAGGCTAATGCTACAAAGTCGGCCAAAAAATCTGAATACCAAAAGCAAATCGTAGATGCTAAGTCTAAGCTGATCGATACGGAAGAAGCAATGGAAAAGCAAAAGATCTCTGCTGTGGATAAATTGCGTCAGGAGGATTTGGAGAAAGAGAAGGCTGTAACTGCCTCTCAAAAAATGTTCCTCACTAGTGAGCTTGCTGCAAAGCATATCACCCAGGAACAATTTTCAATGATGACACTAGCCTTGACTTCAGCCAGTGCTGAAACTCGGTTGGCTATCGAACAGCGGTATTTGAATGATATCAATGACCTCGAGCTGAAGAATGGAAAGTTGAAAGCTGATTCTGTAAAACAGGCAAGTGCGGCTGTTTTATCGGCTGATCAGGATGCAGCCAATGCTCGTGCTGCCATCCAGACAAAAATGAATGATCTGACTAAAGATTTTAAAAGTCAGTTTAAACTCACTACGGTTGGGGAGGATTTGCAGGCGCAAATGAAAGTATTGGATGCAACTTACCAGGCACGAAAACAACTTGCCGAGAAAGAGCATTTGGATACAAAAGAATTAGATACTGCTTATCAGAAGGCTAAGGAACAATTAGTGCAGGATAGTGAGAACCGTATCAATCAGATCCGCAATCAATATGGGCTGTTAAATCAACAACAACAATATGATTTGCAGCTGCAACAGTTGCAGCAATACCTGGATAATGAGACGCTCACCCAAGAGGAACATGAGAAGGCCGTTCAGAACCTGAAACGTGATTCATTTAAAAAGCAGTTCGATTACTACTTAGACTTATTCTCCGGAGCTGTACAAGCACTTCAGCAAGCCGAAATGGATAATGTGGATGCTAAGTATGATGCCGAAATCGAAGCGGCGCAGGGAAATGCCGAAGAGGTTGAACGCCTAGAGAAGGAAAAGGCACAGAAGAAACTGGATATTGAGAAGAAATACGCAGATGTCAACTTTGCCATTAAAGCGTCTCAAATTATCGCTGATACAGCTGTTGCAATAATGAAAGCCATTGCCGATTTAGGCCCGATTGCCGGTCCTATAGCTGCTGCACTTATGGGGGTAACAGGTATTGCTCAACTTGCTTCTGCCAATGCGGAACGGCAAAAGGTTAAGAACATGACTCTTTCTGGTGGAAGTAGTTCTTCAAAAGGATCCGGGCAACGTGTTGCGAGTGGTCGTGAGTCCGGTGGTAAGATCGATGTTCGCCGGGCTCAAGATGGCAAGGTATTTAAAGGTGCTGATTATGATCCGGATGCCCGTGGGTTTATTGATAAACCAACCGTAATTGTAGGTGAAGGACCGGCAGGCCAGTCAAAAGAGTGGGTGGCTAGCAATGCAGCTGTTGATAATCCTACGGTTGGGCCTATTCTTGACATGATTGATAAGTCGCAGCAAGCCGGCACTATCCGGACACTTGACTTGAATCAGGTTATACGATCAAAAATGGCAGGCTTTTCTTCAGGTGGAAGTATTTCACAGCCTATTCCTTCATCCGGAACTCCCAAAGATGACGGAAGCGGTGCAGCACTACCTCCGGAATTGATGGAGAAGTTTGCTCATGCTATAATTGGTATCAATGAAAACGGGGTAAAGTCTTCCGTCGTGCTGACAGATTTAGAAAGGAAGCAGGAACTTCGGGATCGTAGTCGTCAAATCGGATCAAAATGATAAAATATGAAAATCACGAATTCAAAAACTGGTAAATCTTATCAGCTCACTCCTGGTACGCAACTTGAGGTTGAACGCCCTAATTTGTTTTTTAATGAATGGGGGGAACAAACATTGCCTGTTGATATACCTAGCTCGGATTATAACGAAGAAGCTTTAGGATATCCTGATATAACTAGTGTTCGTAAGCTTCCGGATGATATACAGGCTACTATCTCGTCTGGCGAGTATTTCTCGGCATGCAGGCAAGCAATACTGAAAGTCAAACGTAAAAAGACAATTTCGACTTCTTTTTATTTAAATGAAGGTTCATTCCTGGCACAAATATCTAAAGCTTCATTAAGAGAGATGTTTGGTGAAGAGACAATACCTGGAGTGAAAACGGTTCAGCAGGGAATTGATTTCTGCAGGTCTTTAGTAGCGAATGAGAATACTCAATTCGCAATTTTTCCTGTATTCGTTGATTTCGATAATAGTCGTCGTTATATCAACCAGATGGAGTTTATGAATGCATCAGGTGGTATTACAGGATATACGGCCGGAAAACTTGATTTCTATAATTCTTATTCAAGGATAGAAGAGGTGGATGGTATTAGCGTCAAACTGGATCCAGGCTATTATATGACTCCTTTTCTCCGTGCTCCCTATCTCTTGAGACGTATTTTTTCGTATTTCGGTTATACGTTGCTAGAAAACTTCTTTGATGTGACAGAGCCTTTTAAAAGCATGGTTTTTATCAATAATACAATTGATTCACTTGTTAATGGTTCTATACTGCTTTCCCATCTTGTGCCGGACTGCATGTGTAATACGATCCTGGATGTTTTTAGAAAGAAATTTCTATGTGAGTTTATTCCGGACGAAGTTAATAGGACTGTTTCCATTGAGTTTTTTGATGATATAGCTAAGATGAAAGCAGAAACGGATCTTACTAACTCTTTGACTTCTCCACTTGAATTTGATATTCCAACATATCAAAAAGTAGTTCTATTTTCAGAGACTATGCTTGCGGATGGAGACACTTATGATTCGACCGCCGCCATAAAAGCTAAGTATCCTAATGCATATTGGGCTCCGATGTCAGGATCTTATTATCGTGTAGGATATTCGGACTATTCTATGCAAACACAAAAAATATCTTCTGCTACGATTCCTTACATGGCAGGTGGGACATTGAAAGAGAAAAAGATCACCTGTCCGGATGCTATGTTTTATCTGTTGCATGAGTCGCGAGATTCTGGTAATTCTTCTGCCGCTAGAGATAATCGTACTTTAGTCTATCTGCCTTTTATTGGAGATGGCCGATCTTTGAACTCTACTTTAATAGTCAATAGTTCCTCTGATGATGAAGGGGACGATAATAATCAGGAGGAAGAAATTGCCTCTAATAAGGATCAGGCTCCTATGCTGTCTCTGGTTTATAAATATACTGATGGATATTGCATTGGGACAAATACCAATTATACCTATAATAACGTAAGATTTGCAGATTACTCTTTGCTGTATAATGGACCTGATGGCATCTTTGAAAGGTTCTATCGTACTTATGACAATTTATTACGTAATTCAATGCATCCGGTTAAGGGAGATATATTACTTTCTGACCACCAAAAAATGAATATTCCAGCTCATCGGAAGGTGATAATAGATGGACAGGAGCTATTTATTGATAAACTTAAATATTCCATAGGAGGGAATAATGAACCTATCGAATCAAGTTTCTATACGACTCGATTGTACGAGCCTGTACAAACTGCACCAGCGGAAGATTCTCGCTTCCCTCTTCCTCTGGATGCAAATTGCTGGAGCATTGACAGGAACTCTTATGAAATATCAGAATTGGACTATAATGCGGAACTAGTTAAGTTTGGGGATACTAGAGGAACAAATAAACTGCCGTATATTTATCCTCCATTTCCTACGAAAGAACAAGTCGCAGCGGGTGGATATTATTATGAGCGATCTTTTGCTCATTATCAGGATGGCAGAGATAATAAGCGACGATACTATCGTGTCGTGGCTAGACTTCGCCCTATTAAGACTCCTTATTGATGTAATTATTGTCCTTTAGTCTGATAGATGCTTGAGCTAATTTTACGGTAAAAAAGAAGAGTTATGACTATTCTCCAACAACCTGATCCATTATCATTGAGTGGAAATATCAAAGAATTCCGCATTGGCACTACTACAACAATCTCCTTTAGACTATTACAGGGAGGTGAGGAGATTGTGGCTCGGAGTTATGAGCCGGGTGCGGATGCTATCGTTATTATTAATATTCGGGATATTATCCATGACCGTTTGTCTTTCCTATTCAATAATACTTCAATGGTATATGAACAGAAGACAATTGTTTCTACTTTTAAGGCACTACTTTCAGGTACTGAAGTGGACTTTACTGCTATCCGTTGCGGAGTCGATATGCTTGCTGATACTCCAGCCAACTTTCTTCTTCAGAACTTTCTGACCTGGCAACCGAATGTAAAGCCAGTCACATATTACTCTCCTGAATTTCTGACGTATTATGCCGTCCAGGAATGTAGGGTAAAACTTCATGCCTATTTTACTGATGAGTCAGCTACAATTATATCACAGAGCGATTTGATATTGGCTGATCTGACTAAAGGGAAAGCTTATACAATTCCTTTGCAATATGCTTCTGTTGTAGGAAAGCTAGGTGATAAAATGCCGGCTTATTATGATGTTTGGGTTGAAGATGCGGAAGGGATACGGCTGTCGTATGTACAGCGGTATTATGCTTCAGATATGAAATCAGAAACCGAGCAATGGGTATTATTTGAGAATTCACTTGGTGGCATTGATACGTTTCGTGCGTATGGTTCTACGGCTTTCACTGGAGAACATACGCATAATATTGCGGAGATCGATGATATATCTCTTGAATATCGTGTTGATACTGCTCGTAAATTTCAAAAGGATACGGGATATTTGAATAAGAAAGAACGTACCTGGCTGCTTGACTTTTTCCCGTCTTTGAAGAAGTATTTATATACAGGAGCCTATATCCGTTCAATTATTGTTGTAGAAAGTAATGTGACTTATACAGATAAGGAGTTACCAAGCAACTATACTTTTACTTATAAATTCGCTGATGCCAAACCCTTCCTGAACCTGCAAAGGTCAGATATTCCAACAGATGCACTTGAAATTGTAGTGCCTGAAGTTGGTTCTTTTACAGTGCCCCCTCGACTTATTGAATTCCCTCGCTTACCACTGTCCGAGGGGGCATTGTTTCCAGTTCAGGATCCTTATTCAGAAGGCTGGAGTGTGACGACTACCGGTTCTGTCAGTGACTATATAATCAATCGTGTTTCAGAAAATTATGATGGAGGAGGGGGCGTTGGTCATCAACATAATAACATTGATTTATTACAGTTGCTATCTTATGCGACAGAGTATTTGTTAGTCGCAGGGAAAAGAATCAAAGCTGGTTATGCGGATAAGGCTAAATTAGCAGAGGATTTGGCTATAGATAGCACTGTGTATGATAAATTATTATCCAAAGTTAATCCTGATAAAGCAGCGGAACTAATAACTTTTTTAAAAGGACTAATATCTGAAGAGCTAATTGAAGCTAATAACGGCTTGGTTGTTCGTAAGACAGAAGCTGTAGAACCTATGCTGATGTCTTTATTATCAGAAGAGTTCGAGGATGGTATTGTAGAAGAGAACGAAGATGTATTTATTGAGGAAATGCGTACTGCTACAGGTGGTGCGGTAACATTAGGTGAACTTGATAACGTAACTGACGAAGCAGATAAGATATCAGATACGGACGATTTGCTTGTACGTCTTGCCGGAGCTTCTGGTTGGACAATTAATACCACTTTATTCTCTCAAGTCTCACAACTCATGTCGAAAGTCTTTCCGTTTACTATGACACTATCAGGAGGTGGAACTTATGAGAAAGGTAGTTCACTGACTATAAATCTTTCATGGACTTATGATCGGGATATTGAATCACAATCAATCAACAATGAATCACTGTTAATCGGAATCAGGGCAAAGCAATACGCAAATGTTGCTACGGATACAACTTATACTCTGAAAGCGATACAGGGCGGACAGACATATACAAAGTCCGTATCAGCCCAATTTAAGGTGAAGAAGTATTACGGTGTGTCTGCAAACGGAACATTGACAAATGATGAGATTTTAGCTTTATCAAGTACATGGGCCGACCGGACGCAAGGCTCTACTGTATTCGATTGTACCGGTGGTAAGTATCCTTATTACATCCTGCCTACATCTATGGTATCTGGTATTCAGTTTTGGATTGGAGGATTGCGTAATACAGACTGGAAAGAAGAAACTCGTGAAGTTACAAATACTTTCGGCCACAAAGAGAGTTACACTATTTATCGTTTAAATAGCATCCAGACGGGTGTATTAAATATTGAGGTGAAATGAGTGAAGAGTTGAAGGGAACAAATGTATATTCCCCTATTGTTCCGGGCACAAGTAGAGACGTATATCCTACGCACTATTCTATTTATGGTCAAGGTGGTCATAAGGAGGTATCTACTATTGACGCAAGGAATGCCATTACAGCCGACCGATTGACAGAAGGCTGTGTCGTCTATGTAAAAGAGACAGATAAGGAGTATCAATATAAAAATGGCGAATGGGTAGATTATCAGACAAATTTTGATGATACCGTACTTCGGGAACTTATTGACGAAAAAGTAGATAAAGTGGACGGAAAAGATTTATCTACCAATGACTTTACCGATGCGGATAAAGAAGTTATCGCAATTCATTCAGAGGAAATAGACAGTTTGCAAGATTCTGTCAACGATATCTATCAGCGTCTTGACTCCACAACCGGAGTTCAATACTATATCCGTGTCCAAAATAATGGTGATAAGTCCTTTACCTCACAAAAGGGCGAACCCTGCGTTCTCAACTTCACCTTCGTCTCACAGGAACGATACAGCTATAATGATCCCTATGAGAATACGGGAGAGCGTGGCAAGTGCGAGATATTCATCAAGAACTCCGTCAGCACGGACTACACCCTGATAAAAACCTTGATGGTTAACTCCATTACCGCCACAAAAGTAGACATTGCGGAGTATCTGGCGAATGGAGCCAACTCGATCATGGTGAAAATCACCGGTGAGGTGACCGGGCAGGCTACCCCGGCTTATACCTATAACGTGACGATGACCTCATTGTCCGTCAAGGCCGACACCTTCCAGTGGTGGACACTCTACTCTGGAGCAATTTCTATTCCCCTCTACATCTCCGGAAACGTGAACAAGACACTCAAAGTCACTCTTGAGGGAGAGAACTACGCCAAGGGCTACGAACAAGTGCTGGGAAACGTTATCTATACGGATACCGCCCTGAATTTCTCCATTGACCACCCCGGACAGACAGGTGTATACAAATTATCCGTTTACCTTGAAAACTCCGATGGTACCATCAAGACCAAAACAGTGTCCTTCAATATCATGTGTGCATCGGAAGGCGAACAGGTGAAACTGATGTGCGTGAACAGCCTCTCTGATAAGGCTTCCAACTGGGCGAACAACAAGCTTTTCGAATATGCCGTCTATGACGGTGACGCCACGGCCACAAGCGGTACGTTCTCCATAAAAATGGATGACCTTACCGTCTATACCAGTGAAGAGAGCACGATACCGACCAACACGAAAAACAGCTTCTCTTATGCAATGGAGATTGAAACCGTGGATGATACGGACTTTGAAATCTCTGTAGCCGTATCGGATAATGGAGAGCCTTTGACCGATATTATGATCTTCTCTGTGAGCAACTCTTCCGGCTTTTCCGCTACAGCCGGATCAGTCTTTTACATGAACCCGCGTACACGTACTAACAGTCAGTCAAATTACCAAAAGATTATCAATGAAATAGACAGTTCTCAAATCGCAGCCGAATGGGAAGGCATGAACTGGAATAACGACGGATGGACTGTAGACAGTGACGGAAACCGTGTATTAAGAATGATGGCCGGAAGTTTGTTGGATATCGGTTACAAGCCTTTTGAAATAGAAAGTGCCCGTAATGGGAAAACCATTGAACTGGATTATAAGATTTATAATGTTACCGACTACTCCGAGCCTATTATTACTTTGTCGGTACCGGATGGGCAAGGATTTACCGGACTTAATATTTATGCCAACAACATCTGGCCGTGTAGCCAGTCTCTTAAAAATGAGGAGTTACAATCAATTCCAACCGATGATGGTGTACGTGTTAGGATAGCTATGACCATTTCACCAAATATGTATGGGAATGCCGGATTTAATCTTTGCTCTATTTATATCAATGGAAAAAAGAATCGTACTTTCCTTTACGAATCAAATGATTATTGGGCGCAGAATGGAGATATAATTATAGGTTCTGACTATGCTGACGTGGATGTCTATGGAATCCGTATATATGAAACTGGTCTAGGTTCCAATGCAGTACATAAGAATTATATCAATTGGTTGCCCGGCACCGATGAAAAGGTTGAAGAAAGCGAGAATAACAATCTTTATGACGCAATGGCCACACAGTTAGACTTCGATGCCATAAGGGCAAAAATGAATGTCTTTGTATTCGATAACATATTCCCTTCATACGATGATACCGCAAAGAGAACAGGTACACTTGAAATACTATTTGTAAACCGCCCGGAACGAAACGTGACCATCACCAATGTGGAAATGAGTGGTCAGGGCACATCTTCTAAAAAATACTGGGAATGGAATGAAAAGTGTAAGGTTGACAAGACGAAGTCTGTTATTACTTATGCTGACGGGTCAACAACCACAAAGAAGTTTATCATGTTTGATAACGTTCCTGCATGTGCATCCGTTACATTCAAGAAAAACTGGGCATCATCCATGCAGGACCACAAAGCGGGTTCGGTTAATTCATATACGGATTTGTATAAACAGCTCGGACTCACTAATGAGGCAATGGCTCTTGATCCGAAAGTCCGCGTATCTGTCTATCAGGAGCCCTTTATGGCTTTCCGCAAGGAACTCAATGACGAGGGTGAGATCGTATACACCTGTATGGGCGAGTTTACGGGCGGCCCTGACAAGGGCGACAAGGACTGCTTTGGTTACAATACCGACCTTTTCCCCGGACTGATCTCAATCGAGGGAGCCGACAACTCACCACTTCCCGCCTTGTTCCGTGTGCCTTGGAATACGACCAGAATCACATATAACGAGGACGAGGAGTCATGGCAGTATAACGGAGAAAACAGTATTGGTCTTGACGGCGGACTTCCGGAGAATATAAAATACTGGATACCTGCCTATAACCTTGCTTACTCCTGCTCGAACAGGATCCGTCCGTTTGACGGGACGCTGGTAGAGTTGAACGCTGATGCGACCAGCTATAAGGAAAACGGTGTGGACTACTGGATCGCAAAGCCGGGTGACACTGACCTGTATAACCTGTATTACTATGAGGCGGCTGAAAAAAGGTTCATACCATCTGATATAGGTGAAGGACAAATAAACCTGATATCCCAACTTGTAAATAAGGGGTACGGTTTATCAAGTGCTGATTTGGTAGGAAAAACAAATGATGAACTGAATACGCTTTTCATCAATGCCCGTGTTGCCAAATTTAGAGCTGAAGCTAAGACCTATTTTGATATTCCCGACGCAGTATACCATCACAACTTTACCGAATTTGTAGCTGCTACCGACAACCGAGCGAAAAACACATATCCGTATTGTTTCGGGGAAGGCTGTAAATGGAAATGGAGACAGGACGACCTTGATACAATAATGCCTATCACCAATCAGGGACAACTCCGAAAGGGGTATTATGTTGAGGTACATGACAGTTATGATACCGGAGCTCCTGTATGGAATGGAGAAACTTCCGTGTTCTGGAATCTGTTGGAACTGGCGTTTCCGGACGAACTTGCTGCAGGGATGCGTTCTATGATGTCGGCTATGGAGGTATTAGGCGGCTTAAAATCCGGTACTCATGCGGAAAAAGTTTATGCATGGTACCAGAAATACTATCTCAACGTGAAAGAGTATTTTCCGGCTGTAACAGTGAATGAAGATTCTAAACGCTATGAGAATGCCAAGCTAATGATGAATGCCGGACGATACACGAATGATACTGACCCATTGACACAGGAACTAGGGGATTTATACAGCGTGGAAACGGCATGGATGAAAAAGCGCATCCAGTATATGTCTTCAAAATATAGTTTCGGAGAGTATTCTGCAAATGGAACGGACTCCATAAATGTTCGTGCTGCCGGAAATGCCATCACGTATGATATCATTCCCGCCATTGATATGTATCCCACTATTGCAAATGGTACATCAATTGTAAAGGGTAGCAGGACAAAGGCCGGACAGGTATGCAGAATGATAATAGACCTTGGCGGCACAGGTGACCAGCAGAATATCATTCAGGGAGCCAGTTGGCTAATGAGTATTGGTAAGTGGCATGATAAAAACGTCAACGGCAATCTTATCATCAAAGGAAGAATGTTGCGTGAACTGGAACTTGGAAGCCGTACAGAACGGATTGTTATTGCGATCACGGGACTTACTATCTCGGATTGTGTATCTCTGCAATCTATCCTTTTGTCTAACATAGCCACATTGGCCGGTTCTCTTGACCTTTCTGTGTGTACGCATTTACGTAGAGTTTGGGCTGATGGAACGTCACTGACACAGATAAGGCTTCCGCAAGGCGGGTGTCTGGAACTGGTTCAATATCCATCCACGAACAGGTATTTGACATTACAGAACTTCCCTCTGTTGAAACAGGAGGGAGTACTCATTGATGATTGTGCCGGAAAGATTACGGACTTCTTTGTCAGTGATTGTCCGAAACTTAATCCGGTTGACCTTTTAATAAAGATCATGGATGCACAGCAGGAACAGGGAGAAGCGCATACCCTTAAACGTGTGCGTGCAGTGTTTGGGGAATATACCTATAATGAGAATGGAGCCGAGATGCTTGATAACCTTGGAAAGTTGGCAGACGGGACTTATGTCGGGCTTAACAGTTCCGGTGTAGCTGGTGATGATCCTCGCCCGGTTCTTGATGGAACGCTTCATATCAATACGAATTGTTATGAAGATACAGCTATTGCCCTTCGCAGTTATTTTAATAGGTTAGTGCTCAATATAAATGGAGAGTTCTACATCCGTTTTATAGATAAGTTGGTGCAAACGCTATGTGCAAAACACTTTGGCGATGAGATTGGTATAAGTAAAAGACTAATGGGGGAAATTACAGAACTGGGAGATGTTTTTATCGGTACAGAGATAACGTCTTTCACTGAATTGGCGTTCACTTGTGTAACATCACTTACGGAAGAGTTTGCAGGATGTACTAATTTCGATACCATAAAACTTCCTCCCACATTGAGAGTTTTAAATACTGCTGCTTTTGCCGGGAGTAAAATTGTTTTGGACTTATCGGCTTTTACCAATATAACTGATTTGTTGATTGATTCGGATGATATTGTATATAAGATGCCGGATGCAAACTCCAACCTTGTACGTCTCACTTATAATAGTGGGGCAGGAAGAGTAAAGGCTATTAGGTATTCAAATGTGGTTTTAGAAATCAATAATAGAAATGAAATAACCGATTTCTGGGTAGAGGATTGCAATACGAATAATAAATTATTAAAAGAGCTACAGTTAATATTAGGTGAGCAAAATTCTCTTCAATATGTCAGAGCTAAAGGCTTTGATGAAAGTTTTTCTTCCAATGATATATTGATTGCATTACGTTCATTGGCCGAGAATGGTTATCATGGAATAAATGATAATGGCGAAAGGGATGATAACATTATACCGGTGTTAGCTGGGAAGCTGGCTAGTTCTGCTAATTATTCTCCGGATCTGTTGTATAGTCTTCAAAGCTATTTCCCGAATATTCAGTTTAACATGACAGGTATAGCATTTATTGACTTTAAAGATCCGGTCGTAAGAGAAATATGCGTACAGAATTGGGGTAGCAATGGAGAATTAACAGTCGAACAGGCTGCTGCAGTAACTGACCTAAAGACACTATTTAAAGGCAATATAGATATAACGTCTTTTGATGAGCTGAAATATTTTACAAGCTCAATAGCTAATGTAAATGACAAAAGTCGTATTGGTTTGGTTTATGGTGCATTCCAAGGTTGTGTTAATTTGAAAAGTGTGACAGTAATGCCTAATGTAAATGAGTTTGACGGTGCCGTCTTTTATGGGTGTACCTCGTTAGAAGCAATACTATTGCCTGATACTATGGAAGTTATTAAAAATTCCGCATTCGAGGGTTGTACATCTTTGAAAACGGCTAACATTCCATCTGGATTAACTCAAACAGAACTTGCATCCGGTATATTCAGGGATTGCATATCGTTGACATCATTAATGGAAATTCCGGCAGTCGTATCGTCAATAGGTATGAGGGCTTTTATGAACTGTAGTTCTTTAGAAGGTATTAAGATGCTTGGTAGCGTGCCTCCCAGTCTGGGATATGGCGTTTTTGAGGGTACTACTTGCCCGATATATGTTCCGTCCGGGGCTGTACAGACATATAAATCAGCATGGAATAGCCTGCAATCAAGAATAATAGGGTATAATGAATAAATCCAAAAATTATGGCAATATTAAGTAACGGTAAGTTTTATGGTTTCCTTTGTTCGGTGAAAGAGACAGGACAGAAATTGGCGAATGGAGTAAAAGAGTATGTGGAAGATTTCATGTCCGGCTTTGCCGGGCACGGATGGAAACTATGGGAATACATCAAGGGGAAGTGGATGCTTGAAATTGACGCTATCCGTGTACGTGGACAGTTTACGATATTCGAACTTCTGGTATCTAAGATTAGGGCGATAATCGGTGCGCAGACTATCACGCAGGGGTGCGGTAAGATTAAGACAGTCGGGATATCGGAAGACGGGGCTGCCTACCTTATCACGCTCGAGGATACCGATATGAGTTTCATGGAACATGACTTCATCCGCTGTCAGGAGTTTACAGGCAACCAGCGATTGTATCATGTGGAGATTGAATCAATCGTTGATGGAGTAATTCACATACCGGTATCGGAGTTTGAATCGGAAGTAAACGAGGACGGGATAACCTTTGTCACGAATCCACCCATGCCGGGTGACGACATCGTGCAATTCGGGAACAGCTCATACGAAGAGCAGTACGCAGGAAGACATTCCGCTATTTATATGCACGCTGATGAAAGCGGACAGCCTGCAATAGACGTGCTTGACGGTATCTATACAAAGGACTGGAGCAATTGCCTGAAAGTGCGCATGGGCGGTGACATACCCGGAACGGCTGGGCTGAAAGGATTCTATTGCGTCAACGGTATGCTGAAAGCCGTAGACGAAGACGGGACAATCTTGTACCAGTTCAATCCCGACAGTTCCGGATTCATTGCAAAAGGCAATATCAGATGGGACAAGGATGGCAATGGCGACATATTCAACAGAGCAATATACTGGGACAAAGGAGGCTTTCATTTCGGGAGTGGCGTGAAACTTACTTGGGATAACTTGGACAGTGAAACAAAAGAGAATCTGAAAGGTGAACCCGGACGTGACGGAAACAACGGTGCTGATGGAATCAACGGGGAAGACGGAACAAGCCTCGTATATAAAGGCGAGTTCACCTCCCATCCCTCCAATCCTCAAAACGGCTGGTATTACCGCAATATATCCGACAAGAAAACCTATGTCTATCAGGATAACGCATGGTATGTTATGACGGTTGATGGATCGGATGGTAAAGATGGATTAGACGGAATTAACGGTGAAGATGGTAAGGATGGTCTTGATATTGTTTGGAAAGGAGACTCTTCAATTCCGCCTGCTAATCCTCAAAAGAATTGGGTGTATCGTGATACGGATAACGGTCGAGTTTATATCTATAATGGTACGGCATGGGCATTAATGGTCGCAGACGGTAACGATGGGATTGACGGTACTGACGGCAAGGACGGAATGAGGGTTTATATCACTTATCATGATAGCGAAGCGGAACCTGCTAAACCTACCGGAAGAGGAACATCGGACGGATGGCATACCAATGCGACGAATGCGGTTGTGTGGATTTCACAGAAGGTATCAGAAAGTGCGGATTCAGGTGAATGGGGTGATCCTATAAGGCTTAAAGGGAAACCGGGAAAAGATGCCAATCTTCTACCGTGGATTGAGGAATGGGATAATAATAAAACACAGATTGGTAGTGAATATATCATTTCACCTAAAATGTTCGCAGGTACCAATACTGGGACATCAGCTAATCCAACTTTGACAGGTGTTGCAATAGGGCGTGGGGTAATAACAATAAATGGGGTTGAAAAGACTGGTCTCTTCGGTTTGAAGAATGGTAAGTTAACTTTTGAAATAGATGCAGAAACTGGTGATGCTGTATTCAGAGGTAAGATTGAGACTCAAACATCCGGCAGCCGAATCGTAATTGATCCAGTCACTAACTCTTTAAAAATGTACAACACAAATGACTGGGCAGTCTTTTCACTATCGTTTATCGGGGATTCATATAATGCGTATCCTCAATTTGTAATTAATGGAGTCGAAAATGGAGAGTATTCGCCAGGTATAGTAATGACAGGTAGAAAAATAGAAGGTAGTCTTTATTATTCGAAAGGTTCAGGTCTGAATGCGGATACAAAATGGAAAATAGATGAAGATGGAATATCCCATTTTAAGGATACGCAAGGTTTTAGTTTGACTGTTGATCTTAATCAAACATATCTTCCTGGCATGACAAGCCTTCATCTAACGAGATTTGCTCCGGGTTTTTTGCCGGGATATAGTACTGCAAAAAATGGGGAAGTGTATGTAACTTCAGATGGTACACTTAAAATCAAAGGATATTCGGTTGAATCATAAAAACGAATAATGATGGAACTAAATGACTGGCTAACAATACTAGGAGCCTTAGGTGGCTTGGAGGTAATCAAATGGATTGTAAATTTCTACGTCAATCGTAAGACTGATACAAGGAAAGAAGATGCTGCAGAGAATGAAAACGAGTATAAACAAGTTTCTTAATTGGAAGAGCGTATCGCGCAACGTGATACAAAGATTGATGCTATGTATGTAGAGGTGTTTCATTTAGAAGATTTTCACAAGAGGTATGATCTAGAATTGTGTTTTTAGAGAATCGGAGATAAAGAGATATGATGTTTACGAATGTTCAGGTGGCAATTTATGAGGCTTTGTTTTAATATTTGTTGGACAGTAGGACTGTAGAATTGAAATCCATGTATCTGCAGTTAAAAAAATGCTCCAGAAGGACTCTGGAGCACTGACTTTTAAAAGGCGTCTTCATAATTTTTGATGAGTTCATTTGCTTCTTGGATGTCATGTGGAGTATAGATATCGGTCATGAGTATACTGCTATGCCTTGCCTGATCACGAACACTTAATGTATCATAATGGCGTAACATGTTAGTAATGCCTGTATCCTTGAGCGAATAAAACTTATATCGATCCGGAAATTTTAGGTCTATTCGTACATGGCGTGACCACCAATCTCTAAACATCTTTTCTGATTTTTGTTTCATTCCTGGTCTGAATCCATCAGAAAATAAGAAGCAGTCATTTGGCATATTAAAAATATCGAGATCCAACATTAAATGAATAACTTTTGCTGGCAAGGTAATAGTGCCGTCTTTTTTATTCTTTGATATCGTGTCCGGAAGAAAAATAGTTTGTCTGGCCAAACTTATGTTAGAAAGCTTAAGTTTACTCATCTCGGCCGGTCGGACGAAACAGTAATATAATATATAGCTGGCTAAAAGAAAATGAGGATTCTTTTCCTTGAGATATTCTGTCAGTTTGCCTAGCTCTTCTTTTTTAAGTTGTGTCCGTATCTTCTTTTTTCCTTTCCGGCCAATGGCACTAATTCCTTCAGTCGGATTTTTAGTGAGATAGTTTCGCTCGAGGCAGAAAGATGAGAACGATTTTAAGAATCCTAAATAATTGTCCCGAGTAAATGCCGTGTTATCTCTGGTGATATACACTTCTTCCAGGAGCATGACACAAAAGTTTTTGTTGAATTGATAGATATAGGTTATCGGAATTTCTCGCCCTTGATTGTATAGTTCCATGTTATGAAGGTAGGAGGAGTAAGATTTTAGAGTCTCCGGACGATAATTCCCATCTCGGAGCATCTTATAAATATAGGTGCGGTACTTATCTGCGATATCCTTGAATAACATATAGGCGTTTCCCTGTTCTTGTTCTATCCAGGGGTTCCAGCCAAGCGAGAGTTTTTCAGATATCCGGATCATGTAGTCCTTCGCATACTTGCGGCGCTCATTCGCTTTTTTTATAAAGTTCAGTTTAATTTTTTTTCTTCGCATCTCTCCTTTAACTGGATCGAATGCATAAAAGTCAATGTACCAGTCTTTTCCAGTATGTAGGACTGGAGGAGTGAAACCTTGAATTTCCTTAAGTGAAGACATTTTTTTTTATTTGTTTTCGCACCTTGCGAGAACAAATCCGTTCTTACCCGCCGTCCCGATTTCGTCCCGGCTATTATTAAAAAATCGGGGTTAACTTTCTGATAATCAGCTAGTTAATCCCGATTTTGTCGGAATGAGGCGACTCGAACGCCCGACCCCTACGTCCCGAACGTAGTGCGCTACCAACTGCGCTACATTCCGATTGCTTAAGAAGTGGTGCCACCAGGAATCGAACCGGGGACACAAGGATTTTCAGTCCTTTGCTC